GAGGATCTTCTTCTCGTCGGGTCGGACCTCGTCGTATTGCGCCCCGTTTCCGAACACCGTCAGGTCCGAGTAGAGCGGCATCGCCGAATCGTAGAAGTTGGACACGCCGGGCGCGAAGCTCTGGAGCACCAGGTGGGAAACCGAATCCTGCCACAGTCGCACGGTGTGGAACTTCGCAAGGTCCAGGTCGCCGACCTTCAGCCCCATCCATCTGTTGGCCGGGTTCGTCATCGTGCCGTACAAGCCCGCGGCGAAGTTCTCCGCCGCGACGATGGCCGCGCTCGACAGCGGCTTGTCGTCCCGGTGCAGGCCCGGGTTCGCGCTGACGAAGTTGCCGCGCTGCGGCCGGATCAGCCGCGCCAGCTCCTCCCAGTCCTGCTCGTGATGCGCCCGCGCGCCCTTCAGCTCGTCCCAGCGCCGGATCGCCTCGTCGGCCCGCGGATCCTTGATCAGCGCGATCGGTGTCATGGCGTTCATCGCGTCACTCCATCACGAAGAAGCTGCATTTCGTGCAGCGCAGGTGCAGATGCTGGCGGGGGCCGGCCAGCCGCGCGACGGCGGCCGAGCGGACATGACAGCCCGGGCAGGTGCAGCGGCAGGCGTTGAATCCGCGATCCTTCATCCGCTGCTTGATGTCGCAGACCGACTTCATCACGGCATCGAAGACCGCGTCGTCGTCGAACATCGCCTCGCCCGCGTTCATTCGGCCAGAACCGCGCGCACGGCGGCGTCCTTGGCTTCCAGCAGCTTGCGCAGCGCCACGGTGCGCTCCGGGTTGCGGGGCAGTTCGTTCACGATCGCCTGCGCCATCTCGCAGAACGGGCGCGACACGTCCTGAAACCGCTGCGGCAGGTGCTCGTAGCGGAAGAACTGGAGGATGTGTTCCTGCGGCTCGTTCATCGCGCGACCTCGCCCAGCCGCGGGGTGGCGGGGATGCCGCCGGGACCGGTCAGGATGTCGGCGGCGGCGCCCGCGCGGCGGCGGCGCAGCAGCGCCTCCATGTCGGCGGCGCGCCGGGCCTCCAGGTTGTCCGTCGCGGGGATCAGCTGCGGCGCGGGCTTGAAGCTCGGCATCTTCGGCTTCTTCAGGCACATGGGTCGGACCTCCGGTTCGGTTCGATTCGGGAAAACAGGTGAAACGCCTCGGCGCCCTTCGGGCCGAAGCCGCGCATCAGCACCTCGTGGTGGAACCCCATGGCGACCAGCAGGTGCCCGCCGGTGGGGTGACGGACCCAGCTGCGCGCCTCGATCCGGGTCAGGCCGCGCTCGGCCATGTAGCCGGGCAGCCGGTCGCGGATCTGCACCGCCAGCGCGGCCAGCGCGCGCCGCCATTTCCGGTGGTCCCGCGCGATCAGCCCCGCCCCCGCCACGCCGGCCGTGTCCGCACGGATCACCGACAGGATCGCGAAGGGCTCCATCGGCGCGTCCGCGCGCATCGCCCAGGCCACGCGCACGTCGTGCCCAGCACCCGCGCCGAACTGGAACGCCGTCAGCGCCTCCAGCGGCCGCAGGCACCGGCCCATGTTCACCCCGGCCTCGGCCAGGTCGTGCCGGTCCAGATCCTCCAGCACCGCCAACGCCCCCTCCGCGTCCCAATGCTCGCAGATGACCTTCATGCGGTGGTCTCAAGGTCGGCGGCTTGGCACAGGAAATCACAGTGCGGCTGGATTGGTTCGGTTGTGGGCTGATCCATGGGGATCTGGTCGATGAAAACCCGATCGCCGCCGAGACGAGCCAGCCGCGCCTTCAGCCGGCGCGACAACTTCGCCGCGCGGTCGAACTCTGCCGGGAAGTGCTGGCGCACGAGCGCCCAGTAAGCTGGCGAGGTGGCCTTCACGCACGGGATGCAGTTGTTGCACGGGAAGCCGAGCGCATAGAGCGGGGGCAACGCGATCCCGGCGTTTTCAACGATCGCCAGGCACCCGGCCTTGGTTATTCCCGCATCAATGAGCGGCGTGCGGATCGTCAGTTCCGGATAGTTTTCCCGCAGCCTCTCAGCACGCCGCTGATCCCCCCTGTCGGCGGTATATCCGAAAACGTGCACGTCATATGGTTTTTGAAAGGTCAGTCTAGGGGCGACTTTAAGCTCGGTTGTGCAGGGCGAACCCGCGATCCCAGCCATGTAGCGCCGCCGCTCCCAGACTTCCCACGTATCGGCGTACTGATCACTGCGCAGCACCGTCACGGTGCGCCCGAGCCATACCTCGCAATCCGCCATGAACCGCGCATTATCGGAGTGCTCCGCCCCTGTGGCGCAGTAGACCGGCAACGCCTCGGGAACCATCTTGCAGGCGACCGCGCTGGCGGCCCCGCAGCTAAACCATCCGAGCACCCTCATGCCCGCCCCCCGTATGGGTGCAGCACGTCGTGCCCGACCTTCAGCCCGGCGACGGGCGCGCCTTCCCAGCGGCGCGAGGCGCTGATCCGGCCGGTGAAGCTGCCGGGGCTGGCCCCGTCGCCGCGCACCTCGGACAACAGCAGGTATTGCAGCGCGTCGACCACGTTCGCCTCGGGGATCGACTTGTCGGGCGTCTTGCGCCGGTCGCCGCGGGCGTCGATCTCGTCCTTCCAGACGTACCGCGCCTCCAGACCTGCGATCAGCATCTGCGTGCCGGGGCCCGAAGGGCAGATCAGGAACCCCGGTTCCCCGCCGTGCAGGCTTTCCAGCGCCGCGCGCACGGCCTCGAGGCGCGGCTGCAGGCGGTTCGAGCCGATCCGCTGCGGCATCACCCGGATCCCCGCGGCCTTGCCCACCAGCAGGTTCCAGGTGGCGTTCTCGTCGGCGGCCTGGCTCGCCCCGTGCTCGCCCGCCATGTCGCCCCAGGCGCCTCCGACCGGCAGGTCCGGCCAGTGCGCGTCCAGCAGGTCGCGCAGCCGGTTGCCGAACTCGCGCGCCATCAGCCGCTCGCGCGGGAACATCAGCGCGCCCAGGATGCGCCAGCGCCCCGGCGCGGGCTTCTGCGCCACCACCGCCGCGCCCAGGAACCCCTGGTCCAGCCCGATCAGCAGCGGCAGGCCCGGATCGACCTCCAGCCGCTGGCGCGCCACGTGGATCGCCGGGTTGAACTCGCGCTTGAAGACCGGATCGCCCGCCCGCAGGTAGGTCACCCGGTTGTCGACCATGCGCGCGATCATGTCGCCGCGCCCGGCCATGCGCATCGTCGCGACCTGCGTGGTGTAGTAATCGCCCGGCAGGTTCGACAGGTTCTCCGCCCCCGGGTCGCGCCCGCCCGGCTGGTTGTGGAAGCTGATCCGGATGCCCAGCTCGGCCTCGACCCGCCGCCGGCCGTCCTCGTCGAAGAACACCTGGAAGGTCCAGTTGTCCCGGTCCGGCGCGTTCTGGTCGCAGACGATCTGCCCCCAGCTGTCGAAGGGCGGGGCATAGCCCTCGAAATGCTTCCGACCCGGCCAGCGCTTGATGCGGCCGATGCCGGTCGTCAGCGCCTCGACGGGCACGGTATCGGCCTCGTTCAGCCACATGTCGACGGTCTGGATGCCGCGCATCGACCCGACGATGTCGTCGCCGAAGGCCATGAACTCGGTCACCCACTCGATCGGGCCGAACTCGTCCTCGAAGGCGACCGTGTGGCTGACCGGCGCGCCGCGCCCGCCAGCCCACGTCCCCAGCGCCTTCGGGATCGTCTCCAGGTAGCTCGGGATCGTCGAGGACCAGAGCTGCCGGTAGGTCTCGCGCAGGCCCAGGAGCTTGTAGCGCCGCACGCCGTCGATCACCGACCTGGGCATCGCCCGCGCCCGGCGCAGCCGCGAATAGATCACCGTCGTCGTCTTGCCACTGCCGACCGGGCCGCAGATCGCCACCACCGGCGCGTCGTCGTGATAAAGGGCTTGCGCGACCGGCCCGGGGAAGCGTAAGCCTGTCGCATTCGGCATCTCCGCCCCATCGGCGAAACTGCCTTCCAGCATCGCGATGCCCTCGGCCGCGTCCACCGCCGCCGGATCGAACCCGCCACCGCCCGTCTCGGGCGCGCGGAGGAACCCTTTCCCCCGACCCCGATCGCACGGCCACAGGTTCGCGCTCATAGCCGAACCTCGCTTGCCCAAAGGTTGAATGGCCTCGCACACGGGGGCGGCAGTCTTCGGCGCGTCGGCCCCCCCCGGGGGGTCTCGGCCGCGCGGCGCGCCCCGCGCGCGAACCCGGGGGTGGGTCGGCGATCGCCGCCTGGCGCGGCCTCGGGGTCGCCCAGGTCGTGCCGGTGGCGCCGGGTCGCCGAGCCGTCCGACTGATTTCCGATCAATCGGGCCGACGCCGGATTGCCGAGCGTTATCAACCGCTTGCCCGTCACGTCACCCATCCGTCCGACTCCCGCCGTCCGACTCGGGATCCGCCGCATCGCCAAGCGCTTGAAATCGCTCGCCTTTCCCCGGCAGCGGCGGAGGTGCGCATTCGGACGCCGCGGCGCCCTCGATCACCCGCGCGCCGTCGCCCGGACGGCCCGCGCCGGGCATCACCAGCACCGTCGCGTTGGCCTGCACCGTCGTGTCGGGCGTCAGCCGCTGCAGCCCGTAGGGCAGCAACGCGCCGGCCGCGCTGTTCTGCTCGCGCCA